CGCTCAGGTTGGGGCGGCCGGTAGTCCAAGCGGTGCTTACAAGTACCTGCTTCAGTTTAGATACACAGACGAGACGGGCTCCGTTACGTGGAGTCGCACTAGCCCAATCGTTGCCATCACCCTTACGTCACAAAAGGGAACGATTACCATGTCGGTTCCCAACGTCACATGTAAGGACAGGCGCACCGGGTCAACGTTGAACCCGCCGCTTTGCGACGTGGAGCTATATCGGACAAAGGCTGGCGGTACCCAGTTCTACCTAAACGCATCCAGTTCGTTTGGCACACCGTCCACCGGCACCGCTACGCAAGCAGCGGCGCTTGGTGCGGCCAGATTCTATACAGTCACTGACAACATGTCAGACAGTGTACTTGCGGCTCAGCCAACGCTGTTCCGGCAGCCGGGTACGCCAAACTCTGGTCTAGACAGGTATCCGCCACCGGCAGGCAACATCCTGTGCCAGCACAAGGACCGACTATTCACAGTAGACTCGTTTGGCGCCAGGGTTTGTTACAGCAGCTTCTACGTTGATGGGGAGTCCGCTTGGTTCAACCCTGCCTTTAGCTTCTTCTGTCACGGTGGCTCCGGTCGCATCACTGGCATGGTGAGCATGGACGGTCGCCTGTTCGTCTTCAAGCGTGACGGCGTCTTCGTCGTGGACGGCGACGGCCCGTCCGAGGGTGGTGTGGCCGGCAACGAGTTCAGTCCTCCACAACGTCTGGCCACCGAGTATGGCTGCGTTGACCACAGAAGCCTTGTGGTCACGTCCGATGGCATCATGTACCTTAGCTCACGCGGCATTGAGCTTCTGACGCGCGGCCTCAAGGTCGTGTGGGCCGGGCAACGTGTGGTTGCCACGGTCAATGCCAACCCTGCGGTTCTTGGCTCGGCACTAGATGCTGCTGGAAGGGTCCATTTTTGTCTCGCGTCATCAACCGGCAATGGCCCAGCTGAGCAAGACCAGATTGCTGGTGTTGAAGTAGTCTACGACTCGTCCACGGACAGCTGGACCACCTACTACGGAAACCCAGGTACAGGATACGGCAAGTGCCAAAAGAGCACGGTCATGGCCCGACTATATGGCAAGGGCGACGTGCAGTGCTACGCCAATGCTGCCATGTGTACATACTCTGACGCAACGTCTGGTCTAGATGGCAACGGAACGTATCCGCCTTCTGTAATGGAGACCGGGTGGATTCGCACCGGGCAACAGGTCAGGCAGCGCATTACGGATGCCTATCTGCTTGCCAAACGCCGCGGTAACCACGCCATTCGCATCAGCGCCGCGTATGACTTCGTTGACTCGTATACCCAGACGTTCACGTGGCAGCCAGACGTCATCAACGCCATCACCATTGAGCAACTCTGTTTGCAAATGGTAAAGCCACAGTGCCTGGCCGTCAGGTTGCTTGTGGAGGAGATTGCGGCCACTGACCAGGTCACATACCCATCCGCCGCCGGCCTCGGCTGCGCAGTGCTTGGTCTTACGTTCCAGGTCGCCCCGCTTGGCGGTGCCCCCACAGTTTCTGCCGTTGCGCAGGGATTCGTGGCTCCGCCTCAGGCCTTGACGGACGAACTGGGAGAAGAACTAAGAACAGAACTTTCTGCTATTATCACAACTGAAAGCTGAGCAATGAAGATTACAAGCCTCCCGGCCAGGTCGGCCGTAGCACTTACCGACATCGCTCCCGTGGTTGACGCTGCGGCCGGCACCCCTGCCACTCAGAAGGCCACCGTTGCACAGCTTCGTGCGGCAATGATGCCGGTACTGGTTGGTGACATCACCGTTCCGGCTGCACAGCCCATCTCCGCGCTCGCCATCCCGTGGGCAGACGGTGCGGTGTTCACCAAGTCTCTGGCGTCCGGCGGCAACGTGTTCACGTTCGCCGGTGCCGCGAGCGGAATGTGTATCATCGTGAGACTTACCGGCAACGCTGGTGGCAGCACGGTCACGTGGCCAACGGTGAAGTGGCCCGGAGGCGTAGTGCCCACGCAGACGTCTACCGGTATAGACGTGTACACGTTCTTTCATGACGGCACCGATATCCACGGTACCTGTGTTCAGGCGATGGCATGAGAATCCCCTTCGCGTTCATACGTGCGGCAGCTGGTGGTGGAGCGGTACCAGTTGTCTACTCTGTGTCATATACATTTGTTGACACAGATGGTGGTGGACAAAGGGTTGTTGTTGAAGTTGATGACTCCACCGGCTGCACCGCAATCAAGGCCGGCGGTGTCTCGTTCGCGTCCTTCGCGACTGATGACTCCACGCACGTCTCAGGCGTCCCAGGCGCACATTCGGCGGGAGTCGTAGACGTTGTTGTGACGAACGCGGGCGGCGACAGCACGACCGGCACCGGGTTGATTGAGTATTGGCAGCCCGGCACCGAGGCGTCCTGCACACTGCTTGTTGAGATGGCAGATTACGCAGTCTCTGGCGGGGTCGGCACGTGGACGGCGCGCGTTGGTGGAGACTTCGTGAACGGAGGCACCGCACCGACAAACTCTAGCGGCGAGCCTGTCTTCAGCGGCGCGGGCTATCTCTTTTCTGCCGATAACGCGTCGGCGCTTCTTGGCGCGTCTGGCGGCGCCATCTTCTCGGTACAGGCACCAACGTCGGAGGACAACCCCGAGCAGTCGTTGCCGTACAACAACAAGGCAATATGGTCCAAGCAGTACAGCGGCCCCTTTGAGCTGTGGAATGCGACAGACGGTGTTGCCCAGTGGTACGGCTTCACGCTGTTTGACGGCAGTACGTACCCCTCCACGCGGGCTACGGTCGCCAGCCTTACGACCGGGCGGCACGCATCGGTAGCAACCTACAACGCTTCACGCATGCGGCTCTCAGTCAACGGCTCCGCTCTCGCAGGCTCAACTCAAGCCACGACGGGTGGACCGCTTACTTACGGCGGCTTCCCAATCAATCTCGGCGCCGACTGGACCTTCAACACCCTCTTCTCTGGCTCTATACGAGCCTTCGTGACGTTCAACGTTGAAGCCGACGAGGCGCTGGCTACGCGTTGCTATTGGTGGGCTAGTCAGCGCCACGGCACCCCCAAGCCCGCTCCAGACGCCTTGTCGCTGACCGGATGGTGGCGCGCCAGCTACGCGGGCATCCCGTGGGCAGGTCGTGCGAGTACCGGCGCATCTTCGGGACGCGACCTTGACGACGCCGCTTCGGGTATCGCGCCTTCGGCAGGTACGGCGGTCAATGGACTAACCCCCGCGCACTATCCAAGCGCGAGCGCGCAGCTTCTATCCACCGCGCTGAGCTGGCCCAGCTTCGTCGGGACCGACTTCACGGCGTTCTTCCTCGTGAACTTGGCGACGCTCGCGGCGGACGACGCATCTCCGGCTGTTCCTCCGCGCATCTGCGGCGACAACACCGACTCCGTTATGCTGACCGCATCAACGTCCGGTGTCCGCGGCTTCGTCTTTGACGGCTCCGCCAAGACTACCGGGTACATGCCCCTCTCTACGGGGGCATGGCACATCGTCGGCTTCCGTCGCGCGGGCGGAAACCTGTACGTCGGCGTTGACGGCTCTTGGTCCACTGGCGTCGCGTGCGGCGGCATCGCTGGCGGCGGCGGTCTGATTCGTATTGGCTACAACGGAGCCGCCCATCTGGACGGCGACATCCTTGAGGTCATGGTTGCGGATTACGACTTGGCCGATAAGTACACGGACATTCGCGACTACGTAAACACGCGATACGGACTGAGCATCGCATGAGGCAATCACATGGCTAACACTGTAATTCGCGTAGCGCCACAGGCGCAGTATGGACGTAACCCAGATGGCGCCAGCGCGGCCAGGGACCAGTACTGGGACCAGATGACCAATAACGGCGCCGAACAGGGTGCCGTTCAAAAAGGCATGAACTATGCCAATGGCCAGGCTGCTAACGGTGCGCCCATGCGGGTCACCCAAGACCCTGGGCTCGCCAACAACGCGGCATCCGGTGCCGGTGGCAATCAGGCTCAGGTCGTAACTGACGCTGACCAGCTTGCTCGCGGCAATACGCCGAGCGCCGCCGCGTATCAGCTCCAGGCAGGCCTCAACCAGGGCCTGGCCCAGCAGCGCAGCATGGGCGTCTCTGCTCGCGGAGGGGCGGCACTGGCCACGGCTGGTGCGGATACCGGCGCCAACACCGCAGCTTTGCAGCAGAACGCGTGGACGCAGGGTGGCATGCTTCGTAGCCAGGACATGGCGGCCGGTCGCGGGATGCTCGGCTCCGCCCTTGGCCAGCAACAGGACCAGAACAACCAGCAGATTAGTGAGGCCGATAGTATCAACCAGGCCAACGCCTCAAACCGAGACACGTCTGCCCTTGGGTTCGCCGGAGCCGGTGTGGGCCTTGGTCAGGTTGGGAACGCACAGCAGCAACAGAACCAGGGCATCTACGCATCTGGAATGAACCCGGTGGGCGCCCAGGATGAGGCAAACCAGCAGTACCAACTTTGGCTAGCGGATGCTCAAAAGCAGAAGGTAGCCGCCAACGTGAAGAACGGGTGATGCCATGAGTTATTCACAAGCTGACCAGGCCGCGCAGAGAGCCGATAAAGCCGGTGCTCTTGCCGATGCGCTTGCCGCACAGAAGGCGGCTGGGAGCCCAACTTTCCAGCAGGCACAAGACACCGTTGGGGCCGCCGGGGCCAAGTCCAACGTTTCTGGTCCTACCACATTTGAAAACCCGGGGTCCGCTGATGTTGGCGGGTCTCCTGATGCGGCAGCCTGGTATAAGCGCGACGCGCAGGGACACATGGGCGACAACGATGCCCAGCAAAAGTCCAACGACCTTGCGCTAGGTAACTCACTTCACAATATGATGGGCAACCGTGGCCCACAGTCTGCCGAGGACGCCGCTCTAAGCGGGCGAGCGGCGAGCACGCGTGAACAGCAGCTCCGGGCGCTCGCGCTGCAGCGCGACGCGGCCCAGGGTGGGGCACCGTCCGCTGCTGCATTCCAGACCACGCAGGGCATGAACGATGTCATGGGCGGGCGTGCGGGAGCACTTGGTGGCGCCCACGGGCTTGCCGGGCTCACCGGAGCACAGGTGGGCTCGGCGGCAACGGCGGGTGGAGTGGCCGGTAATGTGGCCGCACAGGGTGGCATGGGTCGTAGCAAAGAGATTGGTGATGCTCTTGGCATGTACGGCAGCAACTCTGGCGCCGTGCGCCAACAGGACATTCAGCGTCTTGGCATTGCCGACCAGAACAGCAAGTTCAACGCGCAGAACGACACCAGCTGGAGACTTGGCAACGCCAATCTTGCCGCGGCCCAGGGTGGGCTAAGCGTTGGGCAGAGAGCCACCGACCAGGGCTGGTTTGACCAGTCTATGCAGCCTGAGGCTAGGCAGTTTGGTTATGACCAGGAGATGGCGGCGGCGCAGAACGGTGCAGACGCAGACAAGGCAGCGGCATCTATTGCCGCAGCACGAGAGGCAAATGACCACGCTAGGGGCCTGGTGCAGGGCGGAACGTCTGCCGGACTTACGGCCATAGGGTCCATGGCTGGACCAGCCGGCACCGCTGCTGGTGCAGGAGCTGGCGCTGGAATCAACACTGCAACGAATGACTGGTGGAAGTGATGACTAATTATCGTGGTGGCGACAGGGCCATGTCTGGTTACGGCGCAGACGCCGTCAAGGCCATTACAGAGGGAAGAACCCAGCAGCAGCAGAGCCGAGACCTTCGCGAGAAGATTATCATGGGGCTGGCGCAGGCTGGGCTTACTGGCGCTGGTGGAATCATCAAGGGTGACATGTCAAAACGGGCAAGCGCCGATGCGTCGCTTCGCGCATCTGCGTCTCAGTACGCCCCGGCTACGGCAGAGTACGCGGGCCCGACCGCCATGCCACCTGGGTGGCTGGGTAAAGCCGGAGAGGGTAACCATGATGAACTTCAGGCGTCCCCGCCGGCAGATGCTCCGGACTGGATGCATCAGCCCAAGTCTATGCAGCAGCGGGCTGAAGAGGCGCTAGCCAACGGGCAGCAGAATGACGCGGCCAACACTGCGCCGCTCGGTGGGTACTACACGCCAGACGGAGCCCAGGCAAGTCGGGACCAGGCTAACGCACTGACCAACGATATGCGGACGGCCGAGGACGGGATGCGTGGTGGTGGTATGATGGGTAGTCTTCAGCGGAAGGGCATGTACTGATGGCTACCATGAACGAGATTCTTGCCGCCAAGGCGGCCGACCCACAGCAGGTCCCCAGCGGAATGATGGGTTCGCTTCCCACGCCCGTGGCTCCTCCGCTGGACACGAGTCAGCAGTACGCCGCGTCTCCGTATCGTGGCGGAATGATGAACAGTTCCCCGTACACATCCATGACCGGCAGCAGCCAGGTTCAAAACGCACAGCGAGCCGCCGCAGGGGTGTTTCGTCCACCCACTGATGCGCAACGGCAGGCCTGGCTAGGTCAGCAGCACGGGGCACTGGTAAACGGCAGCCAACTGCAGAACGACCAGTCCCATATGCAGTGGACCGGTTCTGACCCCACCAGCGGAGTTGCTCCGGGTGACCAGGGACCTCGGCCCACCGAAACGCAGGGTCCGGCTTTTGACCCGAACAATCCCGATAATGCCGCACTTGCTGGGTACATGGCCCGATGAAAGATGCTAACGGCAACGAGATTCCCGGCACTCCGCCCGAGCTGCCATACGCAGAGGGCTTCGCCCCGCAGCAGGCGCAGCTTTCTGATGGTCCTATTGGTATCGCCAAGAAGGTCTACAACAATACCACGCGAGGCTTTGGGCCCGCAGGTCTGGTGAGCCCAGATGGCTCTGTTGGCGGCTCCGCCGACGAGGCCCTGAACGTTGCAACCATGGGCGCGTCTGGTGCCGCTGGCGCCGCACCGTTCTCACAGCTCGCAGCGGGCAACGTTCTGCCCGGCCAAAGCCCGTCTTCCGACTCTATGGCCGACGACACCCCTTACCCCGGGACACCGGGACAGATGGGGGCCAGCACCGATGCGCTGGATGGCGTCCGCGACGAGATGCTGCTCCGCATGGGGCTCACCAACGACAACGACGCTAAGGCACCAGGGCCGTTCTACGCGCCGGCCCACGAAGAGTACTCGCAGGTTGGTGGCAAACGCGGCAAGGAGCTGTTCAACCGAGCCTACGGCGACGGTCCCGATGACGGTCCCACCAAGCTAGCGAATGCGATTCGCGAATCGGAAAAGGCTCAGGGCCAGCGTGCCGATGAGCTAAGCAAGTCGTACGACAACGAGGCCCAGCGGGCCACCCAGGCAGCCGCCGCAAGGCGCATGTCCACGCAGGCTGACCAGCAGGAGTTGCAGCAGCGGCAGCAGAACCTGCAAATGGCCAGCCAGCAGTACAGCAATGACCTGGCCGACACGGGCAAGTTCTGGACCAACCCTGGCAACATCATCGCGGCCATAAGCTTCTCCCTGATGCCCATCTTCAGCAACGACCCAACGGTGGGTGTCAAGCTGGTGAACCAGGCCATCCAGCAGGACCTGGACAACCGACGCCAGAACGCTCAGGGCGCCCTTGGGGCCCTTCGCAGCAATCTGGACGGCTACCACAAGCTTGCCGGAGACCGTCAGGCCGGTGACCAACTTGCCGAGGCAGAAGCTCGCAGGATTGCCGCCCTGGACGTAGAGCGCATTATGGCCAAGTTTGAGTCGCCAATTAGCAAGGCGAAGGGTGAGGCCCTTATCCAGGACCTCAACATCAAGACGGCCCAGGGGTACATGCAAGCCTTTAACCAGGCCAAGATTTTCTCCCCAGCAGCCAAGCAGGACCCGGAGCTGTACAAGCTCCGCACGCAGGGTTACCCGGGCGCATGGCAGGGTATGAACGATGTGGCCCCCATCCAGCCGGTAGGGGCTGCGGTGAACGGCAGCGTTGCCGGTTCTCCGTCCCTTGCGACCGGCCAGAGCTTCACTTCGCACGTGGCCCCAGGTGTCCAGATGGTCATCAAAGCCGGTGCTCCGGCCAGCGTAGCGGCCAAGCTGGCCATGGACAACCGCATCCCCGGGTCATCCAACATGTACACCCTGCTCAGCACGTATGTGAACCGTGCGGCCATCAATGAGGCCAAGGGTGGCGGACCACAAGTGGTCGCGGCGAAGAAGCAGGAGATAGTGGATAAGGCGGCCAAGCAGATTGAGGCGGTGCCGGGTCTCACGACGGGTGGCACCACCAGCATCGCCGGTCGCAAGGCCACGCTTGCTGACCTTCAGGCCAGCGCAGAGATTATCCGAGCCAGTGAGTCGGCTCACGGGCGTGACCCAAAAGATTTTCTTGGCTCCATGCGGGCCATTGTTGGTGACAGCATCGCGAACAAGTATGACCAGCTTGAGCGCACCTTCCAGTCCAGGGACGGTCTCAGCCCCGCGGCAGCACGCCAGCGAACGCGTGACCAGGCCGTGATGGACTTCCGCCAGAAGCTGTCTATGCAGATTAGCTCTGCGTACAATGACATCTCCGGTGGCGCCATCAGCGCTACCGAGCTGCCCAGGCTTGAAGCCAGCATCTCCGGCTCCAGTGACTTTGGGTTCGCTTACGGATGGCTGCAGACCAAGTCCAAGGACATCCAGGACAAGGAGAAGCAGGCCACCGTGGGCCTGGACCCAATCGCCAAGATGCTGTATCTGACCCGCACCGGTGTCGGTCAGCGTCCGTCTGGTCTTCCGGTCCGTCCCACGGCTGGTCCCAAGAAGGCGCCGGAGGGCAACGGTGAGGTCAGTTACGACCCGACCGTGGCCAGCAGCGGAGCACGACCATACTCGGGGACCATCGGTGGAAAGCCCGGGGAGCGCTGATGGCTGGCGACCGAAGTAGGGTTGTTGCACACGCGATTGATGATGCCGGCAATGCCGTAGCCCTGGAAGACCAGCAGCTGGGAGACGCATCGGCGGCTGGCTTCAAGCCCATTTCTGCCACAGAAGCGGCCATCAGGGCCCAGGCGGAGCAGGATGCCAACTACGTAGACCAGAACTACGGAACGCTTGGGAAGGCAGCCCTGGGGGCCGCCTCAGGGGCTTCCCTTGGTATCGCACCGGCGCTTGCCGTCAGAGCCGGACTGCTTGACGCGGGCCACCTTGACGCGGCGAGTCAATCTGGAGCCTTTACCGCTGGCGACATCGCAGGAACGCTTCTGCCCGCCTTCCTTTCTGGCGGTACCAGCCTGGAGGCCCGTGGGGCAGCCGAGGCTGGCTCAGGACGCATCGCAAGGGCCCTGGCTGGGGCAACACCGGCTGGCATGCTCGGAGAGGCTGGCGGGCTTGCTGAGCGGGCTGTGGGGGCATTCCTCCCAGAAGCCGGCCTACTGGGCAAGGGTGCCCGTTCCACCATTCAGATGGCATCCCGAGGCGCGGCAGAGGGCGCCCTGATGAATCTGGCGCATACAGCGTCGGACGACATCATCACCAACAAGCCCCTGACGGCCCAGGCTCTCCTGGCATCTGGTGCAGAAGGTGCTCTGTTCGGTGGACTTACTGGAGGCCTTCTTGGAGGCGGAGCCGCTCTCGCAAGCAGTGGCGTTGACGCTCTTGGTGGTCGCGCTATGGGTGCTGTCACCCGTGGTGGTGAAAGGTCGGCGGGGGTAGCCCTTGACCGTCTTGGCATCGGCCAGGCAGAACGAGAAGGCTTGGTAAAGGCAGGGGTCAAGGAAGGCTCCACCGACGGTCCCATGGTCGGCGCTCTCCGGGACTACAACGACCTCATCCAGAAGTCGGAGACCAGCTACGCAGCTCCCACGTCGCACATCCGCGAGTCTGTACAGAAGACGGTGGCCCATCAGGAGACCATCATGGAGTCGGCCCTCAAGGAGCTTGGTGAGACCCAGAAGCCTGGTGACGGCCCGACCCTTCGTCTGTTCAGGCGCTTTGACACTGAGAACGCGGTCATGTACCGCGGGACGGCTGACCAAACCCAGGCTACCGCCATCTACAAGTCCCTCAAGAGGGACCTGGCCAAGGCCACCGAGTGGGAGCAGTGGGCCAAGAACCGAACCATCCTGGCAGACCGTGCGTCGTCTACCGAAGGCGTCAAGGGTGCCATCTACAAGTCGGCCCTGAACGCGTTTGACGATGAGTTTCAGAAGGCTGGTAACGCCATCAATCCTGAAGCGTTCGGCAAGTACGCGGCAGCTGCCACCAGTAAGCGCATCGGTGACGTGCTCATTGAGTCCACTGGCAAGAAGATGGCTTCTGAAGCCGGGAGAGGCAACCCGCTTCATCTGACCCACACAGATGGTGGCACCTTCGGTATGGGCACCATTCTGGGCCACCCGGTGGGTGCGGCCGGCATTGTCCTGGCTCGCAAGATTACTGGCTACGCTCAGGAGAAGCTGGAACCGGTCATCGCCGAGTATGCGGCACGGTCGGCACTGGGTTCAGCCGCTGGCGCTGCGACAGCAAGCGCCGGCAATCGCATTGCGGGTGCTCTCAAGGGTTTCATGACCGGCGTGAGGGTCTCCACGGAGAAGGCTCACTCCGAGCAATTCACTAAGCCCACCAAGCTGTCCTACACCATGAAGGCCTACCAGCAGCAGATGGACCTGGCTGATGAGCTGACCTCTGCGGCCCACCAGGCCAAGGTCCAGGAGACCGTCAAGGCGCTGTCTATGGCTGGGCACGGTGAGCTGGCCAACGAGATGCTGCAGACTTACGGCAGGGCCGTGGCATACGTGAACCAGAACGTGCCCAAGCACCGAGGAAAAGCGGTCAAGGAAGGCTCGCTGACCAAGCCACCCAAGCAGGTTGGCCTGAGCACCCAGGACATGAAGTTCCTGCGCCAGCTGCACTCCATGCGGGACCCCGTTGGGTTCGTGGTGGACGGCCTGGAGAAGGGGAACCTAAGCAGGGACGGTATGGCCACAATCCAGAACGTTCTTCCTGACTTCCACATGGAGTTCATCGTCAAGCCGGCCATGCAGATGGCCCTTCAGATGCGCCAGGATGGCAAGTTCCTGCCCGCCGACAAGCTGGCCTTGCTAGGATGTGCCGTCAACTACGCGGTGGACAGCAAGCTGGAACCTGGCTTCATTGCCGAGATTCAGCAGGGCCTGGCGGCCAACAAGGCGCCCCCGCAGGAACCGGGTGGCAATGGGCCACCGCCAGTAACAGATATCTCACAGTACCAGACACCGCTACAGTCATCCGTTTGAGAGGGTAATCATGAACAACACGACGACCGATACACGACAGAACCGTCCACCCCGAGCCCTGGCAACCGATGTTGAGGACGCCGTCTTTGTGGCTACCACCGGAGCCGCTGCCGCGTCTGCAGACATCTGGGCAGGCTACACGGCGGACGACAGCTCACTAACCAAGCCGCAGGGCATGTGCTGGATTGAGCTTGAGGCATTTACCACCAACGTATGCGTAAGGTTTACCAGGACCGCGTTGACCGCCACCACCACGTCTAATGGTGCGTGCGTCACGGTTGGCACCCCTCGCCGGTTCTTTGTTGACCCGCGCAAGGACCTGTTCATTGACCACCTCGCCACCGGCGCCGGGCTCCTAAAGTGGCGCCGCGTTGGTCATATTGTTGAGCGTACACGTCAATGAGTACCCATATTACTGGTATGAGAAATGCCATTGTTAGAATCTCGTTAGCACTGTTCTTGCTGCTGTGCCCCTCCTGTACCGTAACCACCGGTCTTACGGTGGGCACCATCCTTGGGCCCAAGGTGCCAGATGCAGAAGACCCCAGGCCGGCACTGGTCCTGTTTCATGCAGACACCGACTTCACCGATGCCGAGCGTGTGCATATTCAGGATGCTTGCGAAATCTGGCGCAAACAGACCGGTGGTCAGGCCTCAATTGAGGTCGTGTTTGACCTAGACTTCTCCGACCTTATCGGGCTACAGGCTCATGCCGATGCCAAGGACAGCATTCTGGTCAGGGCCACGTCGGATATGGATATGGTGGTTGAGGCCGATGATGGCCACCCGGGCAGTGTCCTTGGTTGGATGACCAGTGGTGGCATCCACAACCCACAGGGTGCACCGGTGACAGGCGTGCTCATTGTGGACCGACTGACGAATCTCGTCTTCAACGACCTTTTCTTGGCCGTGGCGGTTCACGAATTCGGTCACGCACTTGGTCTGCCGCACAACCCTTCGCCGCAAGCCATCATGTACCCAAGTGTGAACCCAACACGCTCGGCATGTCTCAAGCGCACAGACATCGCATCGTTCTGCAGCATCAACGGGTGCGACAGTCGCCCCACCTACCCGTGCGAGTGAGACTCCCGTGAGCAAGTACACCGTAGACGTTTCTCAATCCATAATTTTCTGCATTGTCTTCATAGTCATGGCCACCCTGGTGGCACTTGGCAAGGTGGAGGCAGATAAGCTGCAGTACCTTCTTCTGATTCTCGTACCGTCGCCCGTCAAGCCGACGCCCACTGAGGCCCCATGAGTATTCCTACCGTTGCCCTCAGCTACGCACACGCCATCAAGTCAGCAAAGCTGATGGCTGTCTCCCTGGGTCTCCTTTTTGGCATGGCCAGCGTGGCCCACTGCAACCAGGGATGTGCCCTTCTGGAGCCGAAGAACGAGACCACCCTGGAGCACAACTACACCACGGACATCATCGCCTGCGCGGCACTGGCTGGTTACCCCGGCCTGTACGACCATGAGGCAGACATGCGCTGTCGGGATGAGGTCAACTGCAAGTACGGAGTTGGTCCGTGCCCTGACTTAGGCAAGTGATGGAGGCCATCATTCTGGCGCTCCTGAACCTGGTTCTGGATGCTGTTGGACATGAAAAGGCCCAGAGCATGCTCTCGGAAGAGGCGATGCGCCGGGCCAATGTGGAAGCGGATGCGGTAGCTGCTGCGAGGATTGCCGTTCAGGCCTCCTCTGGTTCGGGCTGAACAGGTTCTCCACAGAAGTCACAGATGCCAGGCGTCTCCTGGTAGAACCCATGACAGTCGGTTCGTCCGCTCGGTGTTACACACCAGGCGGACTTTTTCTTGCCAAAAATGCGGTCCCAGTTGTCCCGATACTCCTGGCCACCTGTGCCACCGGGGTACACGGAGAACGACTTGTTGAGATACTCGGTCATTGCTTCACCTGTACTATCGGAGCCGTTACCGTGACACGTATGTCAGACTTAGCGCTGGCCAGCGCTTGGTAGACGTAGGTCGTATCTGACGGCCACTCGGCTGCCTGAGCCTTTGCCGCCGCAATCGCCTCGTCGTACGAGGATGCGGAGTCCACCACCTCAAAGTCGCGAACGATAAGTAACGGTAACGGTCTCATGCCTTCACCATCGTCGGAGTGCGGCCCTTGAAGTCTTGTCCCACCATGCTGCAGTCAATGGTGATGCCAGAGCGGACCACGGACGGAAACATCTGGGTCATGCAGAATCCACAGCCCGTGGGCTCTGCCAGGTTGTTGTTGCGGTCCCGAAGGCTACCCTGACCCTTCCAGTACCGACTGACGCGGAGCTTCCACAGCTCGTCTGACGTCAGAGGCTGAGGCACCCCGACGTACAGGCCAGCCACGTAACCGGCGGCCACGATGCCGTCAGCCCAGGCGTTGACCTTGCCTTCCAGCACCGTGGGGTCGGTCTTGAACGCAGAGAGGCCCTCCATGTCCAGGAACACGGTGGCCCCCGGTGGGACGCCAAGCAGCTTCAGCTGCGCCAACTCATCGGTGAAGCCGTTGTTGTAGGCCCCACCGTAAGTGACGGGGATGAAGCCCATGCCAGCATCCAGGACCGCTTTCAGCAGTGGCTGGGTCACGGACCCCAGGTAACCGGCAAAGGCGTCCATTCCAGACGCCAGAGCCCTGGCAGACTCGGGCGTGCCGTGCTGGCTAAAGTACAGCGAATCTGCCACGCGGGAACCGGTGGGTACGTTTTCAATGTGACTCATACAGACCTCTTGATGTGCGGGGTCACAATGACCCGGTCGCGGCTAGAACGAACGGTGACGGGGCAAGCGTCGGAAGACTTGGGGGCTTCGGTTGGAGCGGCAGCTGTGACCCCCGCCTCGGAAATCGGGTCTGGTTCCCCGCGATAGCCGGGGTATCGGCTGATGGCCCAGGCAGCATATTGCTCAAACGACATCGTGGTGTTGTTCACGGTTTCTCCAATGCTTGAAGGGCACGAACTGCAGCTACGCAAACCTTGGTCATCTCAAGAAGGTCTCTTTTGTGGACCATCACCCCAGTGTATCCGTACGCCAGCGGCTTCCCCAACTCCTTGAGGATGGTCTCCAGGTAGTAGTGGTCACCGTGCCGGCTCATCCTGTACTCGTTGCCAGGAGCATCTATCTGGGCGAAGCACTTACTGGCCCATTCCTGACCCTGGAAGGCCTTCAGACGCATCCTGTCGGCATCCTCCTCCATGGAGACCCTGTCGGTCTTCTCGTCATCCTGGATGGCCTCAGCCTCCCTGGTGTCCATGGGGCCAACCTGGGCAAACATGTCAACCGTTCGGTCGGCAGCAGACGGCTTCTTGACCTTGGGCGGCGGTTTCAAAACGCTAACGTTCCTTCCTTGGCGTAGTTGATGAACGCGCCGAAACTACGAAGTTCACACTTTTGAGCCGCAACGCACACGTAGGTCTCGTTCCTGGATGGGTCCTTCTGCTGGCGCTTCGTTGTTGGTGAGCCCTTGGGCAGCCAAACGATGCAACCGGTGTCCCTGGAGACCATCAGGAAGTCTCGCTGAACAGTCTCTGCGCCGGGCCACTTCTTCTGCCAAGACGCGTCAGAGCAGACCAGGAGGCCCAGGTGCGGGTAGTTCCCTGGCTCCATAAAGCTCAGGTTGACGCTTTTGACCTCCACCGGCAGCCAGTTGACGTTGTCTATGCCCACGTCCAGGTCCCACGTGTGAGCGTAGAACCCCAGAGGGTTGCCCGTCTCACTGGCCAGGGTGAAGGGATGGTGTACAGTGAACAGATTCGCACGTGAGAGTTTTGCGCCGACCCATGCCTCAAAGAAGGCCGCAGAGTCTGCACGCTGCCTGAAGGACTCGCTGATGTAGTTCTTGCCACCACCTTGGTGTGTCACGTGTAGCTCTGAGACGATGGGGCCATCTCCCCCCTGGCGAGCCGTTGCAGCTGCCTCATCCGTGACCTGTACTCTTTCAGGTAGTTGTCATACTTGCGCATGGCTTCCACACTACCCAACGCCTGTCGCACAGTGAAGGTGTCCGTGTTCTTGCTTCCCTTGACCACCCGACCGGTCTTACGCTCGTTCGGCGTTCGGTCATCCGCATCATCATTATTCATGACTGACCAAGATTGCACTAAACAAAAGTTCCGCAAGCCCCTTGCGGACAATATGTCTCATGGTCATTGATTCAGTACCACCCGGGACACACCGTCCCGTTGTCACACCAGGAACGATTCAATGAAGACCGTTGACGCACTGATTGCTGCCCGTGACTTCTTTCTGAACGACCCAGACGCCTGGACGCAGGCGGCTCTCCACTTCCAAAAGTCCAACGGCAAGCACTGCTTCTGTGCGCTTGGCGGCATCTCTCTGGTGACCGGATGCATTGGTGCAACTGGTTGCCAAGCGGGCCGTGTCGCGGTGAGCTGTATCGCTGGACCCACCGGTGTCGCGATGACCGGTGAGTGTGGATTCATCTTCTATCAGAATATTGAAGAGCTTCCTCGCGCAGTTACCGATGGTCTTGCGGCCCGTGGAGTCCACGTTGTGGCTGCCAGGAACGCCGTTCGGTACGCCAATGAGGCTGCACGTAGCCTCTATGGAAACGCAGCTGTTGGACGCGATGGCAACGGCAGCATCATGGTTGCCAACGACCAGCTCGGCTACGATGCGGTCATCGCGTGCTTCAACCTTGCCATCAAGAACGCCAAGCGTCGGCACATCACCGGTGACCGTCAGAAGACCAAGTCTGTCCAGGCGGTGTCGCTGTGAGCGCCAAGGTCAGCAACGCAACCGCCAGGCGTCGGCTTCTTCAGCTGGCGGACCTGCTTGATTCTATGCCGGAAAGCAAGTTTGACTTCTCAACATGGGGAACTGTGACAGTCCTTCCTGGAGAGGTTGAGACCGGAACCGATATCCTGAAAGAGGCAAACGCATGCGGGACAACCGCGTGTGCCCTCGGCTGGGCCCCGTCGCTGCCATTTGCAAAGAGGCTTGGGTTCAAATTTCTTATCAATTCTGAAGGATTCACCCATTTTTCCAAAAATGGCAAGAATGTGACGGCGACGCAGATGGCTAGTGAACTGTTTGGTTTGAAACCATATGCAGCCTCTTTTATCTTCCACGGTAGCCGCCTAACAGAAGGCGAGACCAAGTACGACGTTGCGCGAGGCATCCGAGACTTCGTTGCCATCCGGTTCGGATGAACGAAGATGACGAGACCATTGAGCCAGAGGTAAACGACCAGCCAGACGGTTCAATCGTACTGAACGGAGCGGTTAGAAACTTTAGCGACCGTCTCCGTGGCCTAGGACCAAAGCCAATCAGTACCGGCATCAGGGCCATTGACCACGCCATCCTGGGGTTCCGCCCCAAGCTGTACGTGGTTGGCGCAAGACCTGGCATGGGCAAGACGGCCATGTCCACCAGCTGGCGCAGGGCCGTTGTGGCTCAGGGCATGGTGGTGCTGGAGTTCAACCTGGAGATGGGCATGGAGGAGATTGGTGAGCGTGAGCTTGCCTTCCGCTCCGGGGTCAACCTGAGGAAGATTATGGCAGCAGAGTGCTGCAGTCCTGACGAGATAGCCCGCATCGCCAAGGCTCAGGACTCCATTGAGGTCGGCCTCTGGTGGGTTTATGACAACGTCTTCAACCTGGACGGCATCGTTAGCCGTTGCCGCGCTGCGGCAAGGAGGGCCAGGAAGGAAGGAAAGCGCATCGGTCTTGTGGTCATTGACTACATCGGGCTCATCTCCGATGTGAACGAGAACCGCCAGCAGTCGGTCAGCCAGTGCAGCAGGACGTTCAAGCTGCTCACTAAGGAGCTTGGTTGCGCCTTCGTGGTACTTACACAGCTGAACCGCCAGTGCGACTACAGGCCACCTGGAGAGCGCCAGCCGGTGCTCGCAGACATCCGCGAGAGCGGCTCTCTGGAGCAGGACGCAGACGTGGTGGCGTTCATCTACCGAGAGTACCTCTACAACAAGTCTGTGCCGCAAGAGGAGGCACTCTTCATTGTTCGCAAGCAAAGGGCCGGCCCAACTGGTGACGTACGCGTACGCTTCAATCCTCACAGTGTGCATTATGATGACTGGCCTCCGGTGCCTCCAGTTGAGGCGGGGCGGACAGTGACCGGGGTGGCTCACGATGCTGATGGTGTAGTCATTGGGCCGTTGGTGAGCAAGTGAGCAACCCCATGGAAAACTTCCTTGATGCCATCCTGGACAAGAAGCGTGAGGCCGAAGCTCACGGGTTTACCCTGGACATTATCGTGCTGCACCAGGACTTCTACGGCACAATGATGGGTGCAGTGGGGCAGCTGAAGAAGGCATCCGAAGCCTTCACGCTTCATCAGAACCCTAAAGAGAAAGAGCGTAAGGACATCTATCTCCATGGCATCAAGGTGCTGTGGTCAAACAGCAGGCTGCCACCAAGGCAGGCCTGGTACCGATACTCAGGAGGAAAGACATGAGAGCAAAGCCGTTCACATTCAAGAAGACTAAACGCGTTGTGACCATCCACCGTGCCATCAGCGTTGACCTTACCGAGCAGGAGGCCGCAGACCTGGCGGAGCTTCTCTATGCTGGTGTGGGTGGCGGATGTTACGCCAGGGCATTCCTGTCAGAGCTGTGTGGCGCACTGCGTGATTTCTCCAAGGACACCAGGCCAACGGTGATGGTGAAATCAGGGGAGTACTGTCGTCTGGAGAACGCCACGTGAGGCCTGACTTCAGCGCGTTCCCCAAGATTCCGCGCCTGCGCCGTACCATCATTGTCACGGAGAAGATTGATGGCACGAACGCTCAGGTTCTCATCACGCCGGAAGGCGAGGTCTTTGCCGGCAGTCGCAACCGGTGGATTACCACGGACAACGACAACTACGGATTCGCCAGGTGGGTTGAGGAGCACACAGAAGAGCTGCGGACCGGACTTGGTATCGGACAGCACTTCGGTGAGTGGTGGGGACCCGGCATCCAGCGAGGCTACGGCCTTGTCCGGAAGCACTTCAGCCTCTTCAACACTCATCGGTGGTCGCGGAAGGATGGCACTCATCCCCCTGCTTGTTGCGATGTTGTGCCTACCCTCCACACCGGGCAGTACTCGGACTTAGCCATCCAGGACTGCCTGGAGGACCTTCGCATCAACGGCAGCAAGGCCGCTCCTGGGTTCATGAAGCCCGAGGGGGTCGTGGTCTACATGCAGGCGTCTGCCAGTATGCACAAGGTGCTCCTGGAAGGCGATGAGCTGCCCAAGGGCTTCCTGGTGAGGGCAGAGCGACAGGAGGTTGCTCGCCTTGAGGGACAGTAACGAGAAGGACGTGGCCACTGCTAAGGCCGAAGCTGAGGCGGTTGACCACCCAAAGCACTACACGGACCACCCATCCGGTGTGGAGTGCATCACCATCACAGAGCACATGAACTTCAATCTTGGCAATGCCATCAAGTACATCTGGCGAGCCGGATTGAAGGGCAAGCAGACACAGGACCTGAACAAGGCCATCTGGTATCTGCAACGTGAGATGAAACGTCTTGAACCGCGGTAATCCAGACGAGGTCTGCCGTCCATATCCAACGCTTGAGGAGAATCTGAAGAACATGTCTGCGTACATTCTGTGGAACCCGAAGAGTCGCCTTCCGCCCACCGTTACTTTTGAGGACCGCGGCAAGGCTATCAAGGTTGCTGGCCGCATGGCGGCAGATAACCCCGGCGAGAGCTTCTACGTCTGCAAGCTGGTCAACGTGGCCTCCAAGGCCAAGCCGGTGCCCCAACCAATCCTGGCAGTCCAGTATACCGACCTTGAGAAGGCAGAAGAGGTTCCGTTTTGACACACGAAGACACCGTGTTCTTCTGCTTGCTTGTGGCCGCAGTGGTTGGCTGGAACATCTTCACCATTGCCGTGAATCGGCATCTTGATGGCCACTAAGCGTAGCGTCAAGACAACCTTCAAGAAGTCTGGCATTGGTGTCAAGAAACCACGGCAACTGTTCCTGAAGGATGGCTCAGTCAAGGAGAGCATCATCCAGGCCGACATCATCCGGTGGCTCAAGACCACCGGGCTCATGTTCTGGAGGTCCAATAGCGGCAGCCTGTTCCTTCGCGGTAGACACATCAACCTTGGTCCGCTTGGCTGCGCCGACATCAGCATCATTGTTCCACCACTTGGTAGGTTCGTTGGTATGGAGGTCAAGTCTGCGGCTGGAAGAATCCGCAAGGAGCAGGTCACCTACGCAGCCGGTCTGACCAAGGAAGGTGGCCTGTACTTCATCGTCCGTAGCGTCCAGGACGCGAAGGACGCAATCGCACAATGCCTGGGGGAGTCCACTTGGAAGTCATAGTAAAGACGAACAGAACAGATTCATTGAGGCTCAATGCTGCATCTATGGACGTGGCAAGACTGGTCGCTTCGGTCCTGGGATTCAGCCTGGAGCTTGAGCCAATGGCGGGCCATTCCAAGGTCACCGCTACTCACAATCGTACAGGTGCCGTCATACGAGCCAACGGTACGTCTGACACGGACGCCGCAGACAACATCATCAAGCTTCTCACTGAAGGTGCAGCGTGAGGTACGTGGTCAAGGTGGGGGAGTTGTACAGCTGGGGTTGCCCAAACATTGGTGATGCCAACGACGACAGCGCTATGGGTCTTCAGATTGGCTACAGGTCAGGAGCTTGGGTTACCAACAACCGCGAGCTTGCCGCACAGCACGCTGCCGCTTGGGCTGCAGACGCCCAGGCTTGTACATCCATGCTGCCCCGCGTGGTGAGGCTCAAGCCATGACACAGATTCTTGTAGATGGAGAGTGGAGAAACATGAACGACAACAGTGGTAAACAGCTTGGGACGGCACTGGCCAAGGCCCAGGGCATTGTGGAGAACGCCAAGAAGGCCTCCACCAACCCACACTTCAAGAGCAAGTACGCCGACCTGGCGACCATCTGGGACGTCATCCGCGAGCCGCTGACCAGCAACGGCCTGAGCGTTGTGCAGCTGCCATGCGAGGCACCACAGGGGCAGGTTGGCCTGGTTACCCACGTGCTCCATAGCTCTGGGGAGTCCATCAGTGAGAAGTTCTTCCTTGGCCTCAAGGACGCCTCCAACCCTCAGCAGGTCGGCTCTGCACTGACCTACATGAAGCGCTACGCCCTGATGGGCGTTGCGGGTATCGCATCCGAGGATGACGACGGTGAGGCCACCAATGGTCGCCAGCAGCCGGAGCTGGCCATTGACTACTCTGACACCATCAAGGAGACACTGGCTCAGCTTGAGGGTTCCACAGACACGGAGGCTCGGACGCTGTACGCCACCGTTCGCAACAGTGGCATGAAGCAGCCAAGCAAAGACGAGCTTCTCTTGAAGATGGCTGCACTTATCCAGGCACGGAAGAAGAAGGAGACCAAGTAACATGGCAAAGATTGAGACCCGGGGATACATCAACAAGTTTGAGCGCAAGGAGTCGGGCAAGGGTCCGTACTGCAAGTTCCAGCTGGCCACCCAGCAGAAGCGCAAGGACAAGTCGGGCACGATGGTGACCGAGAAGCTCTACCTCAACTGCGTGGACTTCACCGGTAAGGACCCGCCCGGTCTGCACACGGATAGCCGTGACGGTACACCCACGGCGTACGTGGGCATCAAGGGCTACCTGACCATCACCGGATGGGCCAAGGATGGCAAGGGCGGAGCCAATGTGGACGTCACGGTGACCGAGTACGAAGAGCTGGAACAGAATAACGCTCCTGCTGCCGCCAAGGCGGCCACCGCAGCTCCCCCTGCCGACCCGTTTGCGCTGGACGCGCCGTGATACCCAAGCGCCGAGGCAGGCGCATCTTCATCGTCAAGGGGGCGTCTCCCGAGACACAGCCAGACTTCTGGCCGTTGGATGAAGTGTGGGCGGATGACTTCACCTGTCTTGGTTCTGTGAACCTGGCCGGCGAGTTCATTCCCAACCCGCAGTACGGCAAGGTGGTCAACTGATGTCGGCCTCGGCAAGCAAAAGCGCCCTCCTACTTTCACCGTGTCTACGGTGGGCGTGGGATGGTGCCAAGCCATATGAGGACGAGTTTGCAGATACAACCAAGCGCGACAAGGGCACCATGTTCCACAAGCACATGGACCTTTACTACACCAGTGGTTGCTCTGGCACAGCCACGGCGCCACTGTTTGAGGTTGATGGGTGGGTCAAGCTTGCGGTCCTCTGGTCTAAAGAACACCTTGAGCCACGTTGTAAGTCAATCCTGTCTGAGGTGTACGTTGCTTTCAACTTTGATACCGGAGAGTCCCATACCGATGTCACGGTGCATGACCGCAAGTACCCGAAGGACATGCCCAACTTCCTACCCGGGACAACCGACCTTGTGTGCCTTCTACGCGACGGGTCGCTTCTGGTGGCCGATTGGAAGACCGGGGGAGGCACTGGTGCTGACAAGCAGCTCATGTCGCTCGCTCTCGGGCTCCGTAACGTATTTCGCACGCCCGATGGGCAGCTTCGGCCCGTCAGACTCGCCATCCTGTACGCAACAGAGCAAGGAGTTCACCCTGTTGAGTGGGAGGTTTCTGAAGGCGATTTACTCTCCCATCAACACGCAATGGCCTTCCAGCTGGCCGACGTAGGGGTACGGCGTGACCCTGTACCCGGCATTCACTGTACCCAGCTTTACTGCAATCATCTGGCTTACTGCCCTGGCATCGCCGCAACCGTGGATGGTGCTGCCGAGGCTTCTCAAGGCCTTCTACCGGCGGCCAGCCTGGTCAGGAAGTATGACATTCAGGCCGCACCCACTGGTCCTGAGCACGCTGGGAGCATCATGGAGAGGGTGACAGCTGCCAAGCGGCAGATGGAGTTTTACGAGAAGCGTGTTCGTAAGTACGTCTCCGACGGTGGGCGGTGCGTCGCTGGAGACTTTGAATACTCACAGAAAGCAGATGGTTTCCGATGGCGAACGAAAAAGTAGAGACCAGCAACGAACGTATCGGCCGTCGCATGGTTGAGGTCTGGGCCTCTACCGTTGATGCCCTACTGCAGCAGTGGCTGGAACAGGGCAAGCGCGAAGACCGTCTTGGCATGGCAATCACCAGCGCTAAGCTGGCTCAGGTCGGCTTCATGATGACGCGATTCTTCAAGCAGGTCTGCGAGGAGTTCTGCGACGGTGACACTGAGGTGAAAGCGGCTCGTCAGGCCATTGAGCAGGTTGACGCCATGATTCGCAGAGCTATGGCCGCTGCTGGGGTTGGTGAGCCACGGCCATCAGTTCAAAAGGAGACGTCTGGTTTGAACTGACGGTTCCCTTTCGCGTAGCGCTTTTTCCACCGCTGGTAGGTGGAATCTTCTTGCTTGAACATTCCTGGCTGGAGTAAAAAGTCCGCCAGTTTTAGACGAGGTCGGAGCCGAGGTTTCTCGGTCCCGGCCTTTTTCTGTTGGAGAATTTGAGGGAGAAAATTTAGCTCCGAAATGCCAATAAGGGAGGATTGCCTGGTCCAGTGGCACCGCACCGCACTCCACTCCACTGCACTCCACTCCACTGCACTCCACTCCACTCCACCGCACTCCGCCGCACTCCACTCCACTCCACTCCGCCGCACTCCACCGACGTGTGGTTTGGTGTAGGTGGCCCTCTTCTTGCTACGTGCGATTCCACATATCACGCCGATGGCTCGCATTGTTTTCATAGCTCATGACACCCATGTCATAGACCAAGTGGCGCACTATCAGGTACCGGCTGCCGTACCTATGACACTAACGTCATATGGTCACGCTTTGGCCGTATAAGATTCTGTACACTTACAGCTTTCTAACTGTTGGTACGTGCGGTGCATTACCCATTGTCATGAAGCTAACCAACAAGGCTCTTTCGGTGTCCCGGTTCGCGGTTCGGCGTGTCCCTTCCGTCGCCAAGCTTGCGTCGTCGGGTCAATTCGTCGTGTGCGAGGATGGCGAAGTGATTGAGCAGCGGCCCACCGCTTTCCCCAAGGGAGCAATGTTGAAAGCTATTCGTTTCAATGACCCATTCCAAGATAATGATTGGGGGTTCTGAATGGTCTTCGTAGTCATCATCAATCGCCGTGTATGTACCAAGCCGATGAGCCTAGCAGAGGCCAAGCGTGCAGCTACCTGGTATGCCAACCATGTGCCCGGTGTGACAGTTAGCGTTGGCGTGCGGTGATGTTTACCTACCTGGCCAGATTCCTTGGGCGCCACAAGGGTGCCATCGGCATCATGCATCAATGCCGTGTCACGGTCGTGGCAAAGGACCCGGTTGAGGCAAGGTTGCAGCTATACGAGTCGTACGAGCACATACACGGCCTAGCGCTCACAATCACACACATTGACGGAAAGCCGGTGGACCAGTGTACGTGAAAACATACATCATCTTGCAGGACCTAGAAGGTCGTGAGGATGAATACGAGGTTGGTGCGGATGTGGAGTACGAGCCTGGTGGTAACGGGTGGTCGCCATCCCACGAGGTTGGTGAGCCTGAGTTTTCGGCTCCCGGTAGCACTCTCAAGGAGTCTCGCCTCGCACTAGACCCGCAAGCTGGGGAAGTGTTCCCCCGCGGCTGGAGTGACGCGGTAGAAGAAGCGCTCATTGAGGCACACGAGAGCCGCATAGCAGACCTGTACGATGACGAAGTCAACGGTAGGGCAGACTACGAATACGACCGGATGAAGGAGGGGTACTACGATGAATGATGAAGAGAAGGCCTCGTTTCGCGCCGCGCTGACCGCCAAGTTTGGCGACACGTGGGACACCACGGAACTGCAGCAAGCCTACGACGTTGTGGGCTTTGGTGGTGGCATCTGCGTGGTGGTACGCAAGTCCGACGGCCAGCGTGGGTCTCTGGACTTTACCCACATGCCCCGCTTCTATCACTCCTTCTATCCGGACGTGAAGTGATGTTTCCCGGCGAAACCATCGCTAGTGGGGCCGATGCAACGTGCGACTACTGTAGCTTGACCCCGGAGCTTCGGGTCTACAGTTCTCAGGCCGGATACTACGTTGGCACCTACTGTAAGTGTGGTCCGTACTCTCGCGAGTCCGGGTACTACCACACCTACACCGACGCACTTGCGGCTTTGGCAACAGGAACATTCGGGAGGTAGCATGTACGCCGTCCTTCACTCTAAGAACAGCAAGGTGGGCGATGTGGCGGCAACGTATGCGCCTATCTCCAAAACGTGCCCCGCATCATGTCCGCTTCGCGATAACGGGTGTTATGCCCAAGGTGGAAACGTTGGGTTCAAGGTCCGACGTACCGAAGAGTACTCGGATGGCCTCAACGGCGACACGGTAGCAACCCTAGAGGGCGATGAGATCGCCGACCTTGCCACCTACGCGCCACTAGGACACGCTTTGCGCATTCACGTGAGCGGTGATGCCACGTCGGACTTCCGAGCTTCCCAGATGGCGCGTGGAGCCCGCAGCTGGCCGGGTAGGGTCTGGTCCTACACCCACGCATGGCGTGACGTACAGCGTGACTCATGGGGAAAGGTGAGCATCCTGGCCTCATGTGAGACCGTGGCAGACGTGGTGCGAGCCAACCGACGTGGGTACGCAAGCGCCCTAGTGGTGGCTGAGCACCCTAAGGACGGGCGAGCGTTCACCACTGCGGACGGGGTCAAGGTCATCCCGTGCCCAGCGCAAACCAGAGACGTCAAGTGCACCGATTGTAGGCTTTGCTGGAACGACAAGCTCTTACTCTCACAAGCGGCGTGCATAAGCTTCGCGGCGCATGGTGCGACCAAGAAGCGCACACTGAAGGTTCTAAACTCACAAGAGGTCTCATATGTCTAAGATTGCTACCCGCTACGACATCACCGCGTGTAAGTCTGCCGATGAGATTCTTGCCCAGTGTGGGCTGAACTGGGAACCTGCGCTCATGAAGGTTGACGCGCCGTTCATGTCGGATGGTTTCCGCGCCGTGGTGAATCCCGTTACTAACAAGGCGTTGGCGTTCACTGGGGAGCGATTCCGTCCTAACAGCCACGTCAAGGCGGTGCACGACATGCAGGCGCTCATGACACACGGCAGCGTTACGCCTCACGCTGTCAGCGTTTGGGATGGTGGGGGGAAGATTGCTCTGCAGTTCCGTTGCCCTGACCTAGACGTGACCATAGGCCGCAAAAGCGTTATCAGCCCGCTCCTTACGCTTGTGGTGAACCACGACTCCGCCGGGTCTGACCGGTCATTCTTCGCAGACTTTGATTTCTGGTGTAAAAACCAGGCTGGCATGGTTGCCAAGATTGCGGGCGACGGTGTGCGCCATAGTGGGCGCGTGGTTCAGCGGTACGAGGACCTGGTAGAGCAGCGCATCCTGTCGCTCCGTGGTGGCATGGGTGAGCGGTACGCAACCATGCGACAGATGGCGGATAGCCCAAAGCAGCTACGAAACAAGGAGCTTGTGTCCTACTTCGCCAGAGCTATGGACTTCGCCCCCACCAGTGTGGACGACGCGTACAAGGGCGCCCTTGAGGGTGAGGTCCTGTCTCCCGAGGGTAAGGTATTGAAAGCTCTGGTAGCAGATTGGCGTGCGGACGACCACGGTGTGCCCGGTACAGTGTGGCACGCCTACAGTGCGGTCACACGGTACACCACGCACACCGAGGGGAGGAATGAGGGTACACGCATGCTGCGGGCCCTTACAGGTTCTCAGGAACGCTATGTGCGAGCTTTCGGCGAAGCTGCACGAGAGGTCGCATGATTGCCATAGCTGGCGACATCGCCGTGCTTGGCCTACTCGTGGTTTGGGTTACCCTTTTGTATGTAGACGGGCGATGAGTAAGCCTCGCCCCTACAGGGTCTACCGCAGGAGTCTTGGTGTTCACCACTATGTGGCATGTTTCGCCACGTATGCTCAGGCTGAGCGCGAAGCTCGCATCGTCGGCGGCTATGTAAGCGTTCGTTCACTTCCCACCACTGTAAGCGTTCACCCACATGTTGGACATTCACACGATAGCGGAGACATTCACCCTTCTGTCGGGGTGTGTGTCCAGGTCTCGCGAGGGACGTAGGGGAGACACGGACGGGATACTCTGGCCGTTGTATGACCCGCACGACGATGCGGACGCTTGGCTTGCCGCTTCTGACAATGAGCGGTCAGCATTGCGTGCGGCTGCAGAACTGCGGCACAAGGCGATTGTGGCCGAACTAGGACGCACTTTCACTCGTGACAGTCGGCTAGCGTGGCGGCTGAAGAATCCGGAAAAACAGGATGCCTGTAGGCGTCGGTGGCGTGAGACGCATCGCGAATACAGCGCCGAGTACATGCGCAAGTACAGGGCGGATATGGCGGCCAAGGACCCCGTCGGGTACCAGGCCGCACTAGCGGCCGCCAGGGAACGCAAGCGCATGGCCAAAGAGAAACGTAATGCACTCGGAGGCTCTACACGAGCCGAACGAGTGAGCCCACCCACATCTACGCGTAAGGAGACCACCAATGGTCAAGCATCTGTCTAAAGACAATCGTTGCGGAGCAGGAGGGATGAATCCTCACATTCCACCACGTGTGCCACACCCTCGCAGGCGTGTGCGACACAAGCACGCAATGCGGGTGCTGACAGATGCTCGCAAGGCGTCTCAACGATGGCTGGACAAGCACGATAGGTGCGCGAGAACCGTAGCGAGAACCGTGCCAAGCTAAAGTCCCGTATGTGTCAAACTAGACACACGACATCCGTGTCATGGTGGTATGACATTCGTGTCATACCCCCTAGTTCTGTCGGCCTTTCTCTATGACATTGGTGTCATGGTGCCTATGACATGGCTGTCATACCACGACATTGATGTCATAGCTGAACGGCACTGCACTTGCCCGGCAATAGCCATGCCACCATATGGCACGAGTCTTGCTCCTGCCAGAAGCATGCCAGCCCTTGGCACGATAATTTCCCGCCAATTAGTGTGCCATGCTGCGGTGAGGCCTTTGCCCCCCAAAGGGGGTGGCACGATTGCGGCCCGAAGGGGCCCCATACACCCGCAAAACGCTGGACCAAAACCCATACACCCGCGAAACGCCAAAGCAAAAAGGCCGGGTCTTGCGACCCAGCCTCTCAACCGTCATTACCCTGTAACCGTAGCCCCCTAGGGCCTATGACTCACAGATTGTGGCAGCACCTGCCAGTTAGTGACGCATCACAGCAGACAGATGGTGATGGAATCTGGTCCTCGTTCCTCGGACACCTTCCCTCACAAGCCTCTCGCTCTCTGAGCGCCCGCCTAAGGGCAGCTATGCTGTCACGAAGTGCGCGATTCTCCAACAGAAGCTCAGTACACCTGGCCTGTGTGCTGGTCAGGTTGGCTTCCACCATCTTTTGGTAGTCCGCGTTCTGCCGAGGTTCCATATTGCCTACAATATTCGGTAGTTAGGGTGCATTCACGAGGCCCTGCCCGGCCGAGTGCAATGCAGCTGTGCGCATCGGCGCCACGAAGTGGCTCACCAGGGGTCTCGCGGGTTCCTTTTGCCCATGAACGCCACAATCATGAGGACGAAACACAGTAACATCATGAAACCATGGAACATGTGACCACTCCTGCTCCGCAAGGATTGTATCTGTACCATGTGGCCGACTTGAACCGTGTCAAGTGGCGGATGTGTCAGCAAAAGCGTCAATCGGTGTGCCGGAGCTGCGTGATGTAGCACCTTTCCGCGTGCCCCTATCGCTTCGCTGGGGCACAGGAGACTCACTTACTATACACCGGTGGGTACGTGTGGCAGCAAGTCTCTAAACGTATGGTCACGACCACAATCGTGAGATGTCACGTATGGTCATATATGGTCACGTATGGTCATTCTGAAGGCTTGCACCTGCCGTGCCAGTGGCTAACTTGGTCGTATATGAAACGTGAATCCACCAAGGGTACCGACCCAGACAAGCTTACTGGGGGCTTCCTGGTGCCCTCCAACGGCACCATTCAACCCAGGGTGGTACCCAAGGACATGTCCCATGCGGAGGCGCCAGAGAGGCCTGTAGGGGCAGGAAAGGGTAGGAAGACTCAGCTGGCCTGCCTGGGCCTTTCTCAAAAAATACTGAGGGACGGAGACCCCAGGTATCGGGCAGCTCTGTACCAGGCGAATAAGTACCGTAAGACTAGAATGAAGGAACTGGCCGCATTACATGGACACGTCTCTGCTGGAGCTGGAGCGCTCCTTGCGTCTGCGAGCCTTGCGCTCGCGGCTTCGCGCTTTCTGTACGAACGGTACGCGGAAAGCACTGACCTTGGTGGTGGAGAGCTTGAACTACTCAAGCAGGCCTCAGGATTGGCCGACAAGGCCAGGGCTGCCGAGCTTGCCGCCTGGGAGATGAGCGCCAGGGAGGGTGTACTGAAGCGCCGCACAGAGGCTTCAGAGGCCGGCATCCCATGGATTCAGAACATTGATGGTACGGACAAGGCCAAGTCTGGCCGCAAGACCAATGCCCAACGGCAGGAGCGGGCTATGCTGGAGACCAACGTTTGCGTAGGTGAAACCAATGAGTGACGATGACGGGTTCCTGAGGCGTCTGGCCAAGCGCGCCATTGAGCTGAAGGACAAGGCGGTTGCGTACCCATCAACACTTCTGACGCCAGCAACTGAGCAGCAGAAGCTACAGAATGACATTGCCGTGGCGCAGGCACGCAACAAGGTGGAGCAGTTCGCGGTACCGAAGGCGGCCTGGGCTATCCAGAACGTGCCAGGAATGTCGGCACTGAATGACGCGGTGAACTTCCGCACCGTGCCCAAGGATGTTGGTGAGCTGGAGCCGGTCAGGCAGCCCATTCAGCAGGAGCGTGAGTTCTCCAACGACAAGGACAAGGAGGAGTACATCGCCAGGGTCAGGAAGGCGATGGAGAACGCCAAGCAATGATGCCACGGTGCACTTGCGCAGTAGGCCCACCATGCGCACTATGTGAAGGCACCTGGTACTGCAGCAGCTGCTACTCGGCCGTGGTACCAGAGAACTACAATTGTGGAGACAAACTACGTGGACATCAACAGCATCGCGGACGCAGTGGCCGTACTGGACTACTTGCACCGCCGGGAGCTACTGTGCGGCCTGTGCGGCGACAAGGTGGTCACACACGTAAACCAGTTCCATTCGCGGTGTGCCACCTGTCGGTCACCACGCGCCCAGTACGCCGCAGCAAGGATTCCCAATGAGCTTGAACGGCGTCTCTGCGACGCTCTCGTCAGATGGAACACGGTCAATTCTCCTGATGACGGGGGAGGAGCTGCTGGAAACTCTTCCGGTGGTGCAAGCGACGAAAGCTCACAGGAGCTTCATCCTGAGCACGTGGGTCAAGTCCTACAAGGGGCAGGCACGTGAACAGGGTATCGCTGGACCGTACGATGCACACGAGCCGGCCATCGCAGAATCACGCTGGATGGACTGCCTGGTTGTCTCGGATGATACAGGTTTCACTGTCCACGCTTGGGCCTGTGGACGTGATGGACAGCTCTGGCACTGTTACGTGGTACCGGAGCTTCGCAAGCTCAGGGTTGCCACAAGACTCATCCAGCTTGCCTGCGGTGAGTTGAAAGAATATGCCCGCCCATGGCCGTACGCGGCCCACGCACGAATCAACCCATACCTCTTGTGTAAGAAAGAACCTGATGGAATCTGATACGAAGTCTCCCTCTCCTCGCGCCGCCGTGTCGGTTACGCGCATTGCCATGCTGAAGCTCATTCAGCCGGTTCAGTTCCTTGGCATCAGCGGCAGCCAGATTGCCCCCACGATGGCTGGTGGGCTGGAGCTTGCAGAGACAAGCAAGGGTGTGGTCGTCAGCAGCAAGCAGAGCCCCGGCAAGAAGTTCGTCATCTTCAACGCGAACATTGCTCACATTGAGTACAGAGAGGAGGAGTCTTGATTCAGTATGGACTTCGGACGGCGGAGGGCAAGTGGCTGCCACGCGACGCGTACCGGCGTGGGATGCTCCAGGAGCGCATGCCGGCACCCGACCTGTGGCAGGACCAGGAGCGGGCTATCAAGTATGCCAGCCAGTACGGCTGCACCGTGGTGGCTTTCGTGGTTGCGGAGGTTCTTCTACACGGCGTCACCCTCAACGATGATGTGACCTGTGGAGCCGTCTGACCGTTACGAACCGGATGACGCCGCTCTGGCGCTGTACCAGGCAGACCGAGAGGCGGCCTACAGGGCGGTAGCCATGGCGCTTACGACCTATCGCTGGTGGGGATGGACGAACATCAGCAACACGGTGCGTACGTGGCTGACGACAGTGAAGCTCCGTCTGGGCTTCAAGATGTGGCCCGGCGCGTGAGGCGCCTCACCCCATTCAGCACCTACCTCCGGTCGTTTCACAGGTCACCGTCGCCCACCAAAGCACAATCTGTCCTGGCACCCCTTGCGCATGGCGAATACGCCTTTATGGTACTCCTGGTTAGACTGTCCGAATGCAGCAGACTCACAGAGGAGCCGTACCATGAATACGTCCAACAAGCCGGTGCCACAGGTAGCCCTTGAGGTCATGATGAAGCGTAACCGTGAGGAGGCTGACCACCTCCTGAAGCGGTCACAAGAGCTTCTGGCGGACAACAAGAAGATTGAACACGAGATGGCTGTGATTCTTGCGTCTGTTCCGGCAAGCTCGCGAGTGTCACCGAGAGTAGTGGTTCATGACACCATGCCGGTGTCGTCCAAGCCAGACCCGGCAGGCGGCCTGTTCCATGCGGCAGACGCTCTTGTGCGAAGTTGGAAGCGCCGCAAGAAGAAGAACTTCAAGCAGCTTGAGCTGGACCTTATGACGGCCCTGGAGAGAATGAATGGCTGACACGCACAGCTTCGGCGTCCTTCAGTCTTCTGGCAAGAAGAAGCGCGGAACGTGTGCGAGCTTTCAGTGGCCGGTGTGCAAACGGTGTGGTCTGGTTTTGCTTATGAATCGTGCCACGGAACTGGCCAGAAAGGCCAGATGTGAAGGGCTAGAGGATAAGGATGGCTGACCGTAGCAACAACATCAAGAAGCTGATTCCGCAGGTGCGGAAGCGTGCGTACGACCAGCACAACGGCATCTACGTGCCGCGTACCGATGGTGACATCAAGTGCACGTGGCCAGTGTGTCAAACGTGCCACATGGACGTGGACTCGGTGAACGTGGAGGACATCAGCACCAACCGTGTCACGGTGCGTGCCACCTGTCACGGGGCCGAGGCTGTGGTGGTGATGGAGTTTCCATTCGGCATCATCCGTCGCCATGACAAGGAAACGTGGCCACATGTGATGACGGCCATCAACAACAGCACATTCTTTGACCCGAGCATCGCATGACGACTTGTTGTATAATGGTCACCGGAGTGCAATAAGATGAGCGGAGTTGACTACCTGTATGAGCCTCATGGTGCGGAGTTGCACTGGGACGGAATGAGGCCGGTTTCTGAACAACAGCAGGCTGGCGGGCGCCGTGTGGCCACCCTGATTTCGTCACACCCGGCTGATACGGTAGGAATGCAGGGCTCAACGGCGTCACACAGGGCACACGCCGTTGCTCCCGTTGTCAGGACGCCTGTTCGCCAGATTACACCAGAAGAGCTTATGGCTCAGGCTCAAGCAATGCTTGCTGAACACAAAATTCAGTCAGAGGCGCAGCTTGGTGCTGGAGCTTCGGTTGGTGACAGAGACGATGCTGGCAACCTGTTGCCCGGGTGGCTCAAGGGTGCCGCCGAACGATGAACCAACTCATTCCGGCGCTGCTAGCCACCTACGTGGTAGCCGTGCTATTACTACACCTTCTCTGCCAAAGGATTCTCAAGATGTCTCAGTCCACCGACGCTCTCTCCGCGGCCGCGACCGCTCTCTCCGCTGCTGTTGACGCATCCGTCAAACAGACCGATGCACTCAAGGCGCTTGCTGCCGCTGCACCTGCCGTTGACCCCGCCGCGGAAGCTGCGGTCAAGGATGCCACTGCGCTCATCGTTCAGGCGACCGCCAGCCTCGTTGCGGCCACTTCCTGAGTTGACAACCGGATGGGCTAGCACCATCTTGTAAAGGACAGCCGACGCGGGAACCGGCGAAGTAAGAATAGTTCCTGGCCAATCTTTGGGTAGGTACCTGCCCGATGCGATGAATCCTCGGAGACCATAGTGCAAATGCCGCTGCAGGCAGGACACCGGAGGATAGTGGGGTGAAAGACCCGAGGGATGGCGGATGTTGAATCCGCGCTTGGTCAGCACTCCCCACCATCGTGCTTGGGCCCTACGACAACGGCCCCCCATTCCGCTTTAGCTCAGTTGGTAGAGCATGTGGCTGTTAACCACAGGGTCCCAGGTCCGAACCCTGGAGGCGGAGCTAAGGGACGGGCCGCCGCTAAACGGGTCCGGGACTGGCAGCCCTAATCTGCTTTTGTGTCTGGTAGCTCAATTGGCAGAGCAACCGCTTCTGAAGCGGTCTGTTGTAGGTTCAAGTCCTGCCCCGACAACTCATCGTGAGCCTGATGTAAAACCGCTCAAGCACTACGTAGTTCAAGCCTAACGTGGCGGGTACAAACTCACAGAAATGTGGCCCCACACGGTACGGCAGGCAGAACCGGACTCATCCAGGGTCTCAATGCTGGTCCGAATCCAGCCGTAGTGCCAGGGGAATCCACAGACTTGCTGTGGTAGGGTCGCACCCGAGGTGACAGTAAGCATCTCTCCCTGTACCACCACAAGCGTATGACGGCCCCACGCTCAGCGTGCAAGGCTTAGCCGTCGCTCTCATGGTATGATGCTTGCACATGGCACGTACCGTCATTCCTTTTCATGAGTTCTGTGAGCGTGTCCTCCATCTGGAGTTGAGCCTGGGACAGCGTGTCATCGCCAAGGTTGCGTTCGGGGACTTCCAACCTGCCGACCTGGATGGCGAAGAGCGGCGTCTGGCACTAGAGCTGTTTGGCGGGCTGGAGCAGGTCTCCGTCAAGGCCAAGCGCTTCGTGTGCATGCGCCTCGGGCGAGGGTCTGGCAAGACCACCATGTGCTCGGCGTACGCCGTCTACTGCGCCATCACCCAGACGGTGAAGACGGGCCCGGGTGACACTCCGTACGTCATCATGATTGCCCCGGACCTTCCCACCGCAAAGCTGTCCATCAGCATGTGTCGTGAAATGATTCGTGGCAACATCGCGCTGGAGCGCCTGGTGGTGGGCGATGAGAAGCAGATAATCACCCTGCGCAGGCCAGACGGGCTGCAGGTCAAGATTGAAGCCTTCGCCGCCAGCCGAGGTGGTGCCACGGTGCGAGGACGTACAATCCTATGCTTCATGCTTGATGAGGCCGAGTTCTTTACCTCCGGCGATGGCTACACCGTCAGCGATACGGACATCTTCCGAGCCCTAAAGCCTCGCCTGGTGCGTGCCGGTAAAGGCATGCTGGTGAGCACCCCGTGGCCAGTGGACACGCTCATGGGGGCCATGTTTGACAAGAACTGGCAGAAGGGGACAGATGCTTGCGCCATCAAGGCACCTACCCTTTTGGTCCGCGGGGATGACCCCGACGTTCGGGCCAACGTTGAGGATGAGCGCGAACGTGACCCGGAGAACTGCAGGCGTGAGTACGACTGCGAGGTGGACGGCATCATCGGGGAGGGTTTCTTTGACCCCACTTGCCTAGCCTCCGCAAAGAAGGGGGACATGCTCCTCCCTGGTCCATTCAACCCCCTATGGCCTACCGCAGCGGCTGCAGACCTCGGGTTCAAGAACGACTCGTCCACCCTGTGCGTGGTGCAGTTTGACGGGCGCAGTTACCGCACAGTAGCCCTGGTGGAGATGCGGCCAACACCCGGCAATCCACTGAAGCCCAGCGTCGTCATGAAGCGGTTCGCCCAGGTCGCCAAGTCCTACGGTTGTACGTACATCATCGCTGACGGGCACTACAGAGAGTCTTTCAAGGAGGCGCTGGCTGAGCAGGGTATGTCGCTTGTAGCAGCCCCTGAAGGCCTTGTAGGCAAGCAGGAAAGCTTCTCTCGCGTGCGTAGCGTGCTCCATGAGGGCCTGGTGCTTCTGCCTGATGATGAACTGTCTGTAAGGCTCATTCAGCAGGCCAAACTCGTCACTGCCAAGCCAGCCCCCGGTGGGGGGCTCACCATCAAGATTCCCAGAAAGGTCGGGCTCGGTCACGGCGACCTCGTTTCGTCCTGGGTCGTTGCGATTCATAAGCTTGCCTACGGTACCGTGCGTACGGTGAAGGTGGAGCTGATTGCAAACACGCCTGAATACAACCAGGAGGTCTCGCGCAGACTCGCGGAGTACTACGACAAGCAGAACGGAAAGGCTCTGAAAGTCGCAGAACGCGAAGTCAAAGCTAGGACCAAGGGGAAGAGAAATACAGATGGAATCACCTTTGCCCGAAGAAATGGAGGAGCTTGACGCACACGGTCGGCACCTGTTTACGCTGGCCATGCTCACACTCTATCGGGAGCAAGCTATCGCCAACTACGCGGAAGCAGAAGAGCTTATCTGCAGAGCGCTGGACCTGAGGGACGCCGGACACGCAATGCTGGAGAGGGCCGGACAGCTGGCGTACCAGAACGCACTGGACGAGTCTGTGCCAGAACCGCCTACACCAGAGGTAGTAGACGACATCGCCTGGTAGGCCATGGCCCATTGGCACGGTATATGCTAATGCTTAGGGTATGCCTAAGCCCAAGAAGTCCACAAAAAGGACGGAAGCAACCGTAGCTGAGTGGTGGAGGGCGAAGGAGTTAGAGATGGCTCCTCACGAGATTCTGGACACCCTGGTGGACCAGATTGCCAAGGACCAGGACTCCAGGTACGCGGCTTACCGTGAGTACGCCAGGCTGTACGGCGCAGACCCAGACATGTTCGGGCACGATGACTCCTACGCCATTCTGCAGACCGAGGCCCTGTCACAGAACGAGCTATGCAACACCATTGAGACGCTGCATGCGCAGGTGTTCAAGAGCCGCATCGTTCCAGCCGTTTCGGCCTGTGAGGCCGACTACGAAGAGTGGACCCGGGCCAAGGCGTTCAGTCGCTGGCTAGAGGGCATCATGGACGAGGCGGAGCTGCACTACGATGCGCTCCCGCGAGCTGGCCTGGACATGTTCGTCTACGGCACCGGGTTCATCAAGATTGGCCACGACATTGACTCGGACGGCCTCTGCACTATTCGGTTCCACCGTGTGGACCCACGCATGGTGTACGTGGACCGGCTGGAGGGCAGGCACGGCAAGCCAAGGTCTATCTACGAAAAGGACTTCGTGGACATGTACCAGCTGGCATCCGAGTACGGCCCCGAGGGTGAGGACGCCACTGGCCTGTACGGCACTGCCGCGGAGCGCCTGGAGGGCATCCTGAGCTGCAAGCCCAATGACGATGACGACATGGCCATGGGCAGCGTCCTGAAGACCACCATGCTGACCGTGCGTGAGGCTTGGCACCTGCCGACCCGCAAGGGTCGCAAGGACGGTAGGCACGTCATATGGGTCAAGGGCTGCACCCTGGTAGACGAGCCATTCAGCTGGGACCGGTTCCCCTTCACCGTCATGCGCTTCGGCAACAGGCTCAGCGGCTTCTACGGCAAGTCGGCCGTACAGACGCTGGCAGCTACCCAGAAGAACCACGACAAGCTGAACGCCAAGATTGACGAGGCCCAGGACATCATGGGCGTTCCGCGCATCATCCTGTCCAACGGGGCCAAGATGGACGTCAGCAACATTGACGACCTCCCCGGCGGCATCCTGCGCGTGGACGGCCCCACCAACAGCGTCACTGAATGGAACGCCACTGCCGTGGCTCCGGAGCTGTACCAGGAGCGCCAGGCTGCCCCGGAGAAGATGAGAAGTCTTCTTGGGGTGAACAGCTTTGACACTCAGTCCCAGCTTCCAGCACAGCTTCGTGAGGTCTCTGGACCCGCCCTGGAGAGGCTTCTGGACGCCGGAACGGCTCGCCATGCCATGACCCATGCCGAGGTGGAGCGGGCCATTGTGGACCTTGGCTACCTAGCCATGCTGTATGCGGCCGAGCTTGAGGCAGAGGGCAAGGACATCACCGTCACCAGCCCCGGGTCAGCCAAGACCTCGGTGGAGCTGCTCAAGTTCAGTGACGTGGTGATTGACCGCAAGCGCATGAAGCTGGTGGTTCAGCCCATGAACCAGATGCCGCAGACGTTCGCCGGCAAGGTGGAGCAGTTCAGCAAGCTCCGGGACAGCGGCGACATTGACAAGCAGACCTACCTCAAGATGCTGGAGGTCCCGGACATCGCGGGGGCCACGGACTTCCTTGGGTCGGATGAGGAAATTATCCTCAAGAACCTGCACTTCATGGTCAAGAAGGGCGTGTACATCCCTGCCCTGCAGTACGACAACCTGGACCTCATCGTCCCGCTGACCACGGCATTCATCAACTGGTACCGCATCCGCGAGGACTGCGACTTTGAGATTGTCGGCATGCTGGCCCAGTATATTGAGGACGCTATCGCCTTGAAAAAGGGACTAGGTGGTCCAGATGCATCGGCGCCGCCTGCCGTAGACCCCGTAACAGGTCAGCCAACAAATCCGATGGCTCCCCCTCCAGTACCTCAACTAGACCCCGCAACTGGTCAGCCAGTTCCCATCGGGCCTCCTCCTGGTGGGATGGCACCTGGGCCCACAGGAGGTGCTCCCATGATGCCTGCACCGCAAGGGCTTTTGCCAGCAGCTCCGCCACAGATGGCGTGACAGCTGGTGGCTTGCGGCATTTGTCGCAGTGCAGAGGAAACTCGCACTCACACACCAACTCTTTCATCTCTTTTCCTCAATGGCCCCTCAGGCTGGGCCAGTTACGCACACAAAAGGCAATGTGAACAATGGCTGTTGAAGATACCGGTTCTGGCGATGAGGGTGATGTTGGCGAGGGTGGCGGAGAGGTCACTTACGTAAACGGGCACGCCGTGGAGCAGACTACCTCGGGGGATGAACCCGATGGGGACCACGGAGACGAGCTTGCGGCCGCTAAGGCCGCTGTCAAGGCCGCACTCCAAGATGAGGGCAAGAAGGCCGCAAAAGAGTCCAAGGAGCACCTGGACAAGGACCCGCTCCAGAAGGCCGCTCGTGAGCGTGGTGAGGACGGCAAGTTCGTAAAGGCCGAGGACGATAAGTCAGACAAGCCGGAGGGTAAGGTCGCCAAGGCGGTCAAGGAGCCCGAGGAAGAGAGCGACGCTAGCCAGCTGCGCAAGGCCCTCCAGGAGCGAAAGGAGGCCGCCAGGTACAAGGCCGAAGCCGCTGCCGAGGTGGAGGCGATGCGTACCGAGGCACGCACGTTCTATCAGCAGCTGCAGAAGGAGAAGCAGGAGGTGGCCAAGGAGAAGGAACGCCTGGCGATGCTTCGCAAGGACCCACTCAGGGCTATTCGCGAGAACGGCTGGGACCCTGAGGAATTCATCCTGGATATCGCCAACGATGGCACCCCAGAGGGGCAAGCTAAGCGTCTGCAGCGTGAGCGTGATGCGGAGATTGCCGAACTGAAGGCCTGGCGCGAGGAGCAGAAGCAGGCCGGCATCAAGCAGCAGGAGGCCGCCAAGCAGCAGGAGAAGGCCCACTTCCGTAACCAGGTTGAGCAGGAGTTCCTGAAGACGGCGGCCCAGCGCGATGGGGCCGGTGAGCACGTGAACGTTCACCTGGTGAGCATGTACAAGGACGACCCTGGTGCCCTCTGTGAGGCCGCAGATAGGGTTGCCGAGAGGTACCGAGCGACGACTGGCAAGGAGGCCACGTTCGGCGAACTGGTTGAATACCTTGAAGAGCGTGCCGCTAAGTGGTACAAGTCAATGAGTGAGCGGAAAGGTGTGTCTCAGGCTGACACGTCAGTGACGAAGGGTAAACCCACCCCAGGTAGTGCAACGGGCAAGAAGTCGTTGAGTCCCGCTGGTTCCAGTGAGCGTAGGTCGCTCGGGAGCCCATTCAAGGACCTAGACGGCGATGAGCGGCTGGAAGCGGCGAAAGAGGCAGTACGAATTGCCATCCACGCTACCGGCGAACGGGCGTAAGCCCGAACCGTTTGAAACCTACCAGGCCCATATGGGCCATCACTGACGAAGAAGAAGACACATGACTGCTACCATTGCGGGCTCTCAGGCCGCGCTGAAGGTTCTCTACCCCAACGGAGACCTTCCCAAGTCCATCAACGACACCTTTGCGACCATCAAGCGGTTCAAGAAGGAGACCGACTTTGTCGGCGAGCTGGCGTACGTTCCGATTCAGAACGCGAACCCCCAGGGTTCGTCTGCTGACTTTGGCACCGCGCAGGCCAACATTCAGCAGGGCAACTACCTTCGGGCGTCCCTCAACCGAGTGGCCCATCACGGCGTTGCCCGTGTCACCGGCGAGGCGGCCGAGGCGGCCGTCAAGACGGAGGGCGCGCTTGTTGACCTTTGGGACAACGAGACCCGTGGCATTGCGACCACGGAGATGAGTACGCTGGCCACGTACGTGTTCGGTAAGGGTGACGGCATCCTTGGCTGCATCCTGTCGGGCTCGGGCACGACCACGGTGACGCTCACTTCCACCGCGAACATGAACTACTTTGAGCTTGGCATGACCCTTCGGGTCGTGTCGGCAGTCGGTCTCAACCCGACCGTCCGAGTCCAGGCCAGCCGAGCGGTGGTCACCGGCATCAACCGCCGAACCCGCACGCTCACGTTCGCGTCGGCACTCAGCACGCACGCCACCAGCGCCCAGGACGGTGACTTCCTTGTCCGCTCCGGCGACCAGGCTGGCGCCACGGACCTCACGGTCATCACGGGCATGGACGCGTACATCGCGGACAGCTCCGGCGCTCCGGGTACCCTCAACGGCCTCAACCGCAACCCGGACCCTGTCCGTCTCGCGGGCCAGGCGTTTGACTACACCGGCTGGGCACACGAGGACGCGGTCGTGGACGCGTCGGCGCAGGCCGGCTTCCAGGGCATCGGCTACCCCAACGTTCTCATCTGCAACAACATTGAAGTTGCAAACATGAAGAAGAACCTTGGCAGCAAAATCATCTACAACGATGGTGGTGGCAAGGCCAAGCACTCGTTCTCGGGCGTCAGCATTGACGGCGAGGCGGGCCCGATTGAGATTCTGGCGGACCCCTTCTGCCCGCGCAACAAGGCGTTCCTTGTCAAGCTGGACGCGTTTTCGCTCTTCAGCCTCAAGGGCGCTCCCCACCTCAACAAGTTTGACGGGATGGACTTCATGCGCCGACCCGATGCCGATGCATACGAGGTTCGCTTCGTGTTCTACGGCAACGTGAAGTGCAAGAACGCTGGCCCGCACGTCAAGCTTGAGAACTTTGGTCTCTGATGGCTGTCGTCTCCGCTGACTACACCACTGTCGGGAACGCGCTTCGGCGTTGTCTCGGCAATGGTACCGCCCCTACCGGTCGTGAGCTTCAGCTCATGCTGGACGTGGTGGAGCATGCGGCGAACACGCTGGACTCCAAGGGTGTTGCCGCAACGGTGGCCCTTGAGGCAGCACTGGTGACGCAGATGGCGCTCTGGGACGCAGCTGGTGCCGGGGATTCGTCCGCGGTCTACGCTACGGCACTGACTGCCCTGGCGGCGCTACGGACTGCCGCGGTGTCTGCCGCAGCCGCATCCATCACCAACTACACCGCTAACGACTTTCTGGATGGACGTGCAGGATGAGAAACGCATCGCCGATTAGAAGCACTGTCCCGGGCATTGTCCGGGTGCAGGGCGTGTGGACCGGAGGTGGCTCTGCCGCTGACTGTACGCATGATTCCGCAGACATGAGTGACGGTATCACCGGCCTCACGTACAACGCGGCCACGGGTTTGTATCTGCTTGGCTTCACCGACGTAGGCCAACAGATTGTTCAGACGGACATCAACGTTTGCGGGCTCACCACGGTGGCCCCGGTCAAAGCGAAGATTATCCGCGGGTCACTTGACGCTGCGGCCAAGACCGTGGAGGTTGAGTTCTACAACAGCGCCGGTTCTCTGATTGACCTGCTCACCACCGACAAGGTGATGATTACGGTTGAGATGACGACCATCGGACCGAACCGCTGATGGGTAAGATTTCCGATGCTCTCGGAATGATGGGCGGCGAGGAGGCTCCGGCCTCCGAAGCTGACCCGTCTGACATGGGGGACAAGAAGCCGAAAGGCGGCTCTGCCGAGGTCCTGGCCATGAAGCAATTCAGCAGGGCAACCGACCCTGAGGCAAAGGTACAGGCACTGCGTGACCTCCTGGAGGCCATGGGGGTCTGTTGACACAGAAGCTGTGGTAATATGGGGCAGGGGTTAGGAGCCTCTGCCCTTTCGTTTTTTTGGAGAGACCATGGCACGAACCGTTCTAGCGTCTGAGCTGTTGACCCGCATGCGGACGGGTGTTGATGCGCTTGGCGATACCCACATCACAGATGCGGAGGGGTACCTTGCGCTTACGTCTGCCGTTTCTGACACGTGGGACCAGCTCCTTAGCGCAGGTGTTGGCACCGAGGGCATCAAGAGCGTCACGTTCGGCTCCGTGGCGGACCAGCAAGAGTACCCGCTGGCGTCCATTGCTGCTGACTTCTTCCAGGTTCGCACACTGTATGTGATTGACCCGGATGGCAAGCAGCGACCGCTGCATCGTCTGAACCCCAGCGAGGAGTACGTCATGCAGGCTCCGAAGGCAGCCGTACCGCTGAAGCTGTACTACTTCCCCCGTGCACCCGTGTTCACCACTGGGGATGAGACCTTTGACGGTATCAACGGGTGGGAGGAGCATACGGTCCAGACGGCGTGTATCACCGTCAAGGCCAAGAAGATGGACGACACCGGGCCCTACCGTGCTCGTAAACGCGAGCTGGAGGCCCGCATGTCGGTCATGGCCAACCGCCTCCGGGATGAGGCACCCAGGGTCGTCCGGCGAGCCGTACGTGGCCTGTACGGTGCTTTTAGCGGTCGTGGACGAGATGGCTACAGCATCCCCTACCAGACCGGCGTTCGCGGGTACGACCTGCGAGGGGCCAACCTGGAGCTGTTCGCGTGACCACCGGGTGTCAGAGGTGAGGTTCGTCAGCCTAGTCAAAAGCGTTCTGGGGAAGACCAGGCGAAGCCTGACCCAGTCGGAGTCCACCAACGTGGTCAACCCAGACAAGGATGACGCTGGCGCGTCTACCGCAGACATCGTACGTACCATGCGCAAGCTGTCTCAGCGCATTGCCAGGCTTGAGGCCGTGGCCCAGGCAGAGTCTACCGAGTTTGAGGTGGTGGTTGGCACTGGTGGTGCCACCTCTGAGCTGTACCACGGCTACGGTGGTCCGGTTCGCTGGTGGGTGACTACGTGGATGCAGCAGCCAGACCTTGGCGCCAGCCCAACCACGGCCCCAATACTGGTCCGGGACACGTCGTCCACCGGTAAGATTCTCATTCTGCAGTCATACGTGGCCGGTCGTGCGGTCATTCGTGTTGAGCCCTCAAACTACGATATGGACCCGTGACATGAGCAACCAGGCACCCTCTGGCAACCCCACACCGCTTGAGAAGACGCTCATGCACATGGACCTGTCCCATGGAGTGAATGAGCAGGAAAGACCGGAGACCTCCAATCCAATCACCGCACTTACGCGCGTGGAGAACCTGGTTCAGGACACCGCTGGCGCATACATAAAGCGTCCCGGCAACACGTCGCTTGGCGGCATAGACACCGGTGCGTCGTATACGCCGTCTAAGCTGCTTCGCATGCGTGAGGGCCTTGGTATGGTGGACGACGCGTCCAACTTTTACCAGTACCAGGAGTCCACGGGTAAGTTCAGGGCCAGGGGCTCGCTTCCCGTATTCTCGGTATCGTCGGATACGGTGGTTAGCTCCGGGGCGACAGTGAGGCCAGGAATTGTATCTGCCGGCAGCTCATCTAAGTTTCACTTTGTAATTTACGACGCCAGCGGCGACTCAACGTTCTTCCTGACCCTGTTTGACAGGCAGAGCGGCAGCGTTGTTGCCCAGTACAATCTGGCAACCATTGGCGCGCTGGTCACCACCACCACCGTGACCGCATGCATGGTTGATGACAGATATATTCACGTGGTTGCAGGAAAGGTAACAACGGTAGAATCGTTCGTTATTGATACGGCATCCGCGTTGCCAGACCCTGGTTCAATTACCGTGCACGTTGCCTATGCTGGTGAGGGCGATGTTTGGGACATCGTGCCAGGAATCGGCGTTAGCTATTTTGCGGTATCCAGGGAGGTACCCGCCGGTGACGACCGGATGTTGTCCATGAGCAACAGCGGCACCATCGTCACTGGTGCTACGCTAACCAGCAGTAGCCCGGGTGGCAGTGTATACAGTATCGGATTTAGTGGCACCAATGTGTGGTACATGTCCGACACATCAATCGGGGCGGTGGACGGAACAACGCTTGCGGTGAGCGTGGCCGCTGGTTCTCACGGCGGTCCGTCTGTAGACTTCGCCATCTGTGCGGACAGGACAAACAGGGTCAGGTGCGCATACGAGACCACCACCACGTTCGGCGGCACCACCGTAAAAAGTGTATCGTTCAAGAAAACCTCAGCGAACGGCACGGCGCTAGGCTCGGTGGACGTAGTGCTTGACGGGTGGCGTCTTGGCTCCACACCGTTTGAGGCCCTCGTTGGTAGCTCATACGACGTATACGTACAGCTGCACAAGGATACGTCGCTGTCGCCCTCTCCGGCCTGCGTGGTAAGCATGAACGCGCTAATCAAGGGCACTCCGACATTGATTGGTAATTCATACGATAGCATCCGTGTGGCGGCCAATGTTGAACCGTTCTTGGCGGTTCGCAACTCCTATTATGGTTTTCTAAGAGTCAATGCGTCAGACCGCATTACGGCTAACGAGTTTTCCGTCTGCATAGCCACACAGGTACAGGCCCGCGGGTTCGGGTACTGCATGTATTCTCTGAGACCGGGCCAGTCTCTTGATGAGAGTGTCTCGCTTGGTGGTGGGGACTACATCAGCGGCGGGGCACACTGTTTGTATGCCGGCGGTGAACAGCCCGTTGAGGTTGGGTTCGTTGATATCCCCGCCCTGAGCGCTCAGGTTGGGGCGGCCGGTAGTCCAAGCG